CCTGCAATGATACGTGACATCATGGCCATGCGTGATCGTGCTAGTGCAGCCAAAGGCAAGCCTGCTGATCGCAGTGCATTGGCCAAAACTTATGCAGACATTTGGCCGTACTTTGAAGCAGCAACACCCGAAAACTTTCGAGGTTATATCAAAGGCGATTTGTTGTATTATCCTGAAAACATGTATGTAGAAGAATCTGGAAACTTTGTGTTCCAACCCAACGAAGTATTGTATCGTATACCTATTGCCAGTGACCTTGGGCAACAAATACAAGGAACACAAGTGGGCATTGCTATTCATACAGAGATAGAAGATCCAGATGCGCCAGAAAAGCCAATTGATCCCAAACGTGAACTGTTACCTGTCTCGGGCCTGATGATGAGTAGACCCACAGTAAAGACCTTGCAAAGTATCCAACCTGATGCTGGCTTGATCAACCAAATTAACAGCATCAAGCGCACTCACGGTGCTGCAATCAATACATTGTTTAATCCCGCTGAATTAAAAGCAATGCAAATTACAGACTTGCCTTCCTTGTGCGAACGTTTTATCAACAGTTTGGTAGGGACAGATTTTAGTGATGCAACTCCTGCTGCCTTTGGTAAATGGTTGCAAACAAATGTCACACCGCGAAAGTTTCAAAATATCATTGAATACCTAAACAGCCCACGAAGCAACATCAACGGCATGGCTGCTGCATTCACTGCATGGAACCTGTTGCACCAGCTCAAAACTGATATTCTGCAACAACTGGATCTACAACAACCTGGGCAAGAAGGATGGGTTTTGGCAACTCCTGCTGGCCGGGCCAAGGCTGTGAATCGTATGGCAGGAGGATTCACTGCTGCAAACCGCGCTAGAAACAATCCTGTGCAGGCGTAAATACAGTAAGGAATAAATTATGGCAACATACAAATTAATGAGTGGCGATTACAATATCGCAGTTAACGCAGGGGTAGGAAACGTTAATGTTGCTGGTACGGTGATTGCAACTGGCAATATAAACGGTAACAGCCTCAACACGACCGACAGTGCTTATGTAAGTGGTAACATTGCAACTCTTGGAAGTGTAATAACAAACCCAAAACTATTTTCCGCCTTGCCGTCTGCAGCCACAATCGGCGCCGGAGCAAGATCGTTTATTACTGACGCTAATACTACTACTTTTGGATCACAAGTAAGCGGCAGCGCAGGCAACAGTGTGCCAGTGTACAGTGACGGGACCAATTGGTACGTTGGGTAAGCTCAAATTGGTATTTTTTGACGAATGGACTAAATAAAAGTAGGATCAAGACGATCCAAATTTTTAAAGGAAATTATTATGGCATTTTACTCTCCAGCTAACGGTGATGCACAACCGGTATTTGCAATTGACACCCTTAATGGTCCAATCGCTCCAAGCACATCTACTTCTGCTACCCCTGTTAACCTAGCAGGTCCTAAACTGGATTTCTTCCAGATCACTTGTGCTAACACCAACGCAACCCTGCAAGGTGTTAACGGTTACGTTGCCAACGTTATCCGTGCTGTTCAACAAACCAGCACAGTGGCTATGTACCAAGTGGACGGCGTTCAGATCAGTCTAGGCGTGTTCCCAACAGGCGTTTTCACCAATGCTACTATCTTGGCCGCTGCTCAAACAGCCAACGTTGCTGGTACCAACGGTGCTGCCAGCGCAACCGGTGTTGGAATTGGCTTCAAGCTAGCTACATCCTAATCAGATCTAATTTGATTACAAAACCCCAGAAACTTTCTGGGGTTTTTTATTGGCCGTAAATATCTCATATGGCTACTAGAATTCGCATTTCCACTACATTTGATTGCACTACAACAGGTGTAACCGGGCATTACAAAGCCGCACAATTGCCATTCCGTGACCATGCGCTACAGTTGATTGACAGTGAGCATTCGTGGCTTCGCAGCAGAAACCAACAGCGCAATTACGAAACTTTGATGCAACTGGCAAATCTTTACACACAGCCTATGAATTGCTCGCCTAGCGAACATAAAAATGATCAGTGGAGTTTTGAATTTGATACTGAATTTGACGGCGTATTTTCATCAGGTGATGATTCACTGGGCCTGTTAAAAGCAGCCACAAGCGGTGTTCCTATGTTGGACAAACTTGATTCGTTTCAGTTGACTACTGCCAGTTTGTTGCCAGGAGTCAATGTGTTCTTTGAAGAAATTGAAAATAAATAACTTATTAAGGAATTGTATGGATACCACCGATATTGAAAAGAAAAGTTTAGAAGCACACGTTGAATTGTGTGCAGAAAGATATAAATTCTTGGAGGTCAAACTAGAAGCGTTAGAGGATAAAATTTCCAAGCTAAACTTTGGAATCGACGAACTCAAAGGCATGGTATCAGGAATTACACAAAAACGTAATGATCAGTTGATCGGGTGGGGAATTGGCATTATTGGATTTTTGGTAGCCACTGTGGGCTGGTTGTTATCTAACTACGTATTCAAATGAAACCCAGCGATAAATTAGCACGTTTAGCCGAAGCAGAGTTGCCTGCGTTACTTGATCATGTGATCATTGCCGACGGTGATGGGTTTAGAGTATTTGGCAAATACACCATAAAAAAAGATACAAGTGGTCATGTTGTTGAGGTCAACACAGGTTGGTCTGGCACATTTGGTACTGCTAGATCTGCACTGGCTTGGTGTATCGCAGATAAAAACAATCAACTTAATTTAGCTAGAGAAATTTATCAATTGGACTTGAATGCAACCAGATTGCGAAACGATATACAATGTAGACTTGGTATTGCTCGTAAAACTAGCGGAAGATTTTTAGAAACAGTAGAAACGAAAGTTTCTAGACGGCAAGAGCAAAGCCAGGCCGTAGAGAACGAATTATCAAAATGTATTAATTCGACTAAATACTGGCAACTTAGAGGATTTATAAATGAAACTGCAAGAATTGGCTCCACGCCGTCAAACCGCACAGGTCTCAAAAGTATTTGAGAGCTTTTTTGATCAGCGAGTGAGTTTTGACTCTCTTGGTCGCGATCAAGCACTTAGCCAATTGCGCCGTGTGCGACAAATGGTCAAAGAATATAGGTCACATCCTGGCTTTCACAGAAGCGAACAAAGTCCAGCTTATTTAAAAGCTGTGATGATGGAACAGGCTTTGTCCAATCGAATTATGGAAGTCGATGCTATGGCACCTATCGGTGGTGCTGTTAATCCTGCACAACAAGCTGCTTTATCTTCTGTTCAAGCAGGCGAAAGAAAAAAGCAATTGCAAGATCAAATCAAAGCCGCCGATGAGCAGATCAAGCAACTGCAACAACAAAAACAGGCATTAACACAACAAATGAATATGCCTACTATGGAAAACTTCCGACGCCGAGGAAGACTAACAGAGAGCGAAGTACAACAAGCTCAAGTAGTATTGGCTGCACAAGACATGGTTGATAAAATGCAAGGCATGTTGGAAGATGTAAGCGAACTACAATTCAAAGAACTACCTGCACTGGTTGATTCTATCAAGAATCAAGTTGGCATCGATCAAGCTGCTCAATTCAACAATGATGTCACTGCTGCTCTAAGTGGGTTGATGCAAAACTTGCAAGGTACAAAACAACAATTAGACGCTGCTCTTGGTGTTGTTACTGGCCAGGCCCCTGCTCCAGAAGCCAACGCAATGGGAGCAGCCGATGACCTAGGTGCTGCTGCCGATGACCTAGGTGCTGCTGCTGAACTAGGTGGCGATGAACTTGATCCTGCTGCAATGGATCTTGACGCTGCTGCGTTGGGAGACGAAGAACCAGCAATGTCTCCTGGTACCTTAGGCAGAGCCAAGAGATAATGAAAATTTTTGAAGTCACTAGCCCAGAAATTGATACTGGCAAGTTGTTTCAGCTTGCCAACTTCAGAGCGAACCGTGCTAAAGACACAGCTTCTGCACCAGAAGTTAACAAAGAATCATTTTTGAAATTGGCTTCAAACATGGGCATCAATATTAGTAACGATCAATTGGTTGAACTAATCAATACTGCTCCTTTGAATGGTGTATTTGAACCAATTACTCGAGACGACGTCGTGATTAAATTCAAAGGGGCTGAACCTGATGTTGCAATGCCTGATCCAAACCAATCACAGGCTATTGTGGCTGCAGCAGCCAAATCGGCTATGAAGCGCAACCAGTAACCGGTTGACTTTGTCTAGTGCATAGTGTATAATGCGCTATAGGAGTTTTAAAATGATCAAAATTATTGCAGCAACTGTGGTAGCACTTTCGTTTACGACATCAGCTCAGGCCTGGGGCGACCGAGAACAAGGGGCATTGGCCGGTATCGTGGGCACTCTGTTGTGGCAGCGGCTGGACAATCAAAATCAGCCGCAGCCTAGGCCTCAAGTAATTACTCAACCAGTGTATGTGCCTCCTACTGTGATTTATCAGTATCCGCGACCCATGCCAGAACGCCAGTGTTATGTGTTTCGTGAAACACGCAACTACGATGGTACCTACACTAGAGAACTTCGTTGCCATGGCCTACAGTGACAAAGTAGTTGATCATTATGAAAATCCTCGCAATGTAGGCAGCTTTGCCAAAGACGATGCCGACGTTGGCACCGGCATGGTTGGTGCACCTGCTTGCGGCGATGTAATGAAGCTCCAGATAAAAGTACAAGATGGAATAATTACAGATGCCAAGTTTAAAACATATGGTTGCGGCTCAGCGATTGCGTCTAGTTCGCTCGTTACTGAATGGGTCAAAGGACGGACACTTGACCAGGCGGCAGAGATTAAAAATAGCGAGATTGCTGATGAGCTTGCCCTCCCCCCTGTTAAAATTCATTGTTCAATACTTGCAGAAGATGCAATCAAAGCGGCGGTAGAAGATTATCGAAAGAAACATGATCTCTCTAACTGATGCTGCTTTAAAGAAAATACAACAAACTATCAAACGCCGCGGAAGCGGCGTTGGCATTCGTGTGGGAGTAAAAACCACTGGTTGCTCTGGGCTTGCATATGTGTTAGAATATGTAGATCGTCCCACTGAGCAAGATCAACGTATTGATTGCAATGGTTGTGAAATTTATGTAGATCCTAAAAGTTGTCCTTATCTGCAAGGAACAACAATTGATTATGTTCGCCGAGGGCTCAACGAAGGATTTGAATTCAGCAATCCCAATGAGCGAGACAAATGTGGGTGCGGAGAAAGTTTTAGAGTTTGAAAAAAAAATTTATTGATTTATATATGGATTGGGCAGAACGAGTGTCCCAATTGAGTCATGCACGTAGACTAAAAATAGGTGCTCTCATAGTCAAAGACAACCATGTGCATTACGGATATAACGGCATGCCCGAAGGCTGGGACAATAACTGTGAAAACATAGTTGGTTATAACAAAGGCGAACCAGTGTTAAAAACCAAACCAGAGGTATTACATGCTGAATCTAATGCTATCGCTAAACTAGCTAAATCTCATGAGTCTGCTGCTGGTGCCGATCTATTTGTCACTCACAGCCCTTGCCTGGATTGTGCCAAACTCATTTTACAGTCAGGTATACGTAGAGTTTGGTTTAAGAATCACTATCGCGATTCTTACGGTGTTGAATTTTTAAAAAAATCTGGAATTGAAGTAACCCAAGTATGATCACTCCCAAGTACAATTACACTCCTTTGGATCGAACCACAATCGATGGTAAACGACACTATTGTTTACCCAATGGCACAAAGGTTCCAAGTGTTACTACAATCCTTGACAAGACCAAAAGCGAAGAAAAGCGACAGGTTCTTGCCAATTGGCGGGCTCGTGTGGGTGAGAAAAAAGCACAAGAGATCACTACCGAAGCTGCCAGTCGTGGCACACGCATGCATGCCTATCTTGAGCATTATGTACTGCAACAAGACATGAAGCCATTGCCCAGCAATCCTTTTGCCCATCCTTCGTGGTTCATGGCTGCAGAAGTCATTCTCAAAGGACTGTGCCATGTAGACGAATTCTGGGGTACAGAAGTCCCGCTGTACTACTCTGGACTTTACGCTGGTACCACAGACCTGATTGGCGTATGGAAGGGACAACCTGCAATCTTGGACTTTAAACAAACCAACAAACCCAAAAAGCGTGAATGGATTGATGATTATTTTTTGCAGTTGGCTGCATATGCTGCAGCACACAACGACATGCACGGAACCACCATTGATACTGGTGTTATTTTGATGGCCCAACAACCTGCTATGTTGCCCAACGGTGAATACGACACTCCTGTGTACACCGAGTATGTGATCCAAGGGGATGAATTTGCTCATTGGAACAACGAGTGGACAAAACGTTTAGAGTTGTACTACCTAACACGCTAAATACAGCACAGATTAGGGAAGACGTGTAATGGCTATTGTACAAGTATCAAGAATAACAAACCGTAAAGGTTTAGCGGACAACCTGCCACAATTGGCAGGTGCAGAATTAGGTTGGGCAACTGACACTCGACGATTGTATATTGGTAATGGTACCCTTGATGAAGGCGCACCAGTTGTTGGTAATACAGAAGTTCTTACACAGTTTTCAGATATATTAGCCCTGAGCACTGGCTATACCTACCGTGGAGACGCTGCTGGTTATACTGTACAGACAGGTCCTAGCCCAGGGTCTCCTATTAGTCAATCATTGCAATCGTTCTTTGATCAACAGGCCAGCATTACTGATTTTGGTGCAATTGGCGATGGTATTACCGACGATACTGATGCAATCAATCGTGCGCTGTTCCAGATGTTTTGCCGAGAATCAAATCCTCAAATTCGCCGTAGTCTTTATTTCCCAGCTGGACAATACCTAGTCACTGACGCAATCACTATTCCTCCTTATGCTAGACTTTATGGAGAAGGTGCAAACTCAAGCGTGATATTATCTACTGCAGTATCTGGCAATTGTATCAAATATTGCGATAGTCTAGGTCAGACAGATTCTAATATTGGAAATAACGGTGCTACGCCGCCTACTAATATTGAAATTAGTGCTATGGGATTCCAAACCACAAACCCCATTGATATTGCATTGATTCAAGATGCCACTTTTTGCGGGTTTACTGATGTTAGTTTCGATGGACCATTGACCAATAGCAGCTTAACTACCAATGCCAATGACACATCTTGTGTGAGGTTTGATAGCACAGGTGTGTTGGTATGCAACAGTATCTCATTCACTCGTTGTAAATTTTCTGGAGCCACATGGGCCTTTAACACCGATCGTCAGGTCAAAGGGGTAGTGATCACTGAGAGTGATTTTGATACATTGTATCAAGGTATATTGTTAGGAGTTCCTAGCCCTGTCAACGGCGGTCCCACTGGATTCCGTATTACTTCCAATAGTTTTGACAATATCTATGCAGAAGCTATCCGAGTCGCTGTCAACACAAGTCTCAATGTGTCTGGCAATAACATTTTTTACGATGTAGGAAATCACTTTAACGGAGTAACAAATCCAGCTACTCCGGTCATCAACTTCTTTGGCAACGACAACGTCAGCATTGGGGACATGTTTGAAAGAAGCAATATCTACGCAATTGTATATCCTAGAATCAATATCAACCGTACGGTCAGCATAGGATTTGATGGTGCATCACAAATGCAATTAGGTACCTATGTGCGTGAAACAGGGATTCAAGTTGCATTGGCCGACAACTCTGCTACTACTTTATTTACAATAGACAGTACAAAATTTCCTGCATTTATTGTAAATTATACCATAGTAAGAGATGTTACTGCAAGCACAAACAAATGGATTAAAACTGGAACTTTTACTGTTACTAGCACAGTTGACGGCTCTAATCTATTATTGCAATTCGTGGATGACGGAGTTGAAAATAGAAACACAGGCGCGGCTTTATCTGCCACAGAAAACTTAGGGATAATTTCTGTTATATGCACAACCAGTAGCACAGGCGCCGGTGGTACTATGACTTATTCTATTACACATCTAGCTTGACCTGGCCTGTTTCTTTTGAACAGCGGCTTGCATCCTGGCACCGACTTCGTGCCCAGGCTTGCAATCTACCCGTAGAAGCCGCACTTGATGCCATCAACTCTTGGTGGCAACTGGCCCCTTGGAGGGCGTATCATTTGCACTGGGATGATCAACCAACCTGGCCTGATCCTTGGCAACTTTTGAGCGACAATATATATTGTGATATTGCTAAAGGGCTGGGAATCATGTATACTATAACATTGCTTGATAGAGAAGATCTGCAAGATGCTTGTATGGTCGACTCTAGTCTTGGCAATTTAGTCCTGATATGCCAGGGGAAATATATATTGAATTGGGGTACTGACATTGGTGTAAATACCAATCTCGAACAAACAAACTTCCCCCACCAAGTCTCCCAAAGCGACTTAAAACAACAATTAGAATGAAGATATAATGACAGAAATTACCGTAATCAAGCGTAACGGCTCTCGTGAGCTTTTGAGTCTAGAAAAGTGGCAAACGCAAATTGCCAAGGTATGTGGCGGCATAGCAGATGTTAGCCAAAGCATGATTGAAATCAAAGCACAAATGCATTTTTATTCAGGTATCACTACCAAAGAGATTGATGGTATTACTTTACGTGCCATAGTAGACTTAATTGACGTAGAACAAAATCCTGATGTAGGTCACACCAATTACCAATTTGTAGCTGGAAAACAACGTCTTAGCATGTTGCGCAAAGACGTTTATGGCAGCTACGAGC